GCCGTGTGTATCCGGGCACCTGCATCGCAGACCCGTCGCTGCCGACGATCCACCCGACCAGGCCGCCGGCACCTCGCTTTTTGGCCGCCTTGCGGCCCGCGAAAAGTCTCATATCTCACGCTCCTGTCATGCAAACCAGCCAAGGTCTTTGGCTGCTTTTTCAGAGTTTTCCAGCATCCGGATCGCCGCAAAGACGGACGCATCAAAGACGTCAATGCGCAGCGTCGGCTCGATTTTCTCATACTGGATCATGTCGTCCGTTTTTTCGATCGCTCGGACGTTTTGCACGCAGTACTCATACGGCTCGGCGTGCAGATAGTACAGCAGGCCGTTTTTCGCAGCCGCCTCGATGTGCCTAAAGCCCTCAGATTTTTTGTAAAAGTACTGCGGCTGGTCGATGATCTTAAAGCCGGCCTTTTTCATGCCGGCAAAATACTCACGGCAGAATTTTCGGTCGTGCCCGACCTCGGCGATCTTAAAGCCCATCTGCCGCATCCGCACAAACCACGCCACGATCTCCGCGTGGTTGACGGACTTGTCATTGCTCATACTCAGCCAGCCGTCCTCCTGCCAGCCAAACAGCGGGATGTTGTCCTCCTCGGCCTTGACGGCCGCGGCCGTGACCGGAAACCAGCAGTGCGGGATGATGATGTTGACGCCCTGGTACACGCCGTACAGGCAGGCCGCCGTCAGGTCGTGCAACTTGGACAGATCCGCGCCGCCGTACCACTTGATCGGCAGCTTCGCCAGCTCCTCGATCGTCCAGTGATATTTGGCATCCGACGCCCGAAACTCCGCAATGTTAAAGTAGGCCTTCATGGCCGAGGTATAGACGTTCAAGGACTTCGCAAAAAAGTCCTTGCGCTGCTGCGGGTCGTTTTGCGCCTGCAGCGCATCGTTCATGATGTCGTTCGGCCGGATGGACTCCCCATAGGCGGGGTTGGCCATGCGCTGCACGTCGGCGTTGGTGTAGTCCACGTTCCCGGCCTCGTCGACCGGCGCCGCCGCGATAAAGACAAACAGCGCATCCGCGTCCGCGGACTTGATCGTGCCGTTGAGGATCTGCCGGCAGTACTTAAGCCTGTGGCCGCAAAAGCTGTTTTCGCGGTCGCCGGCCGTGGAGATGCCGATGACGAGCTTGTTGGTGTACGCCTTGGTCGCCTCCTTGAGCACGTTGTACTGCTTGGGCGACTTGTAGGCGTGCAGCTCGTCGGCGATGATGATGTTGGCATTAAAACTATCCTGCTGGTCCGGGTTGGACGCCAGCGCGTTGATGTAGATGGACCCCTCGCCGACTGAGCCGGAGATGCTGCGCTCTGCGTTGTTGTCCAGGATGCGCAGCCCATTGGGGTCGTCGTCCTGCGACAGGCCGAGCCGCCGGACGTTGTAGGCCAAAAAGCCGAAAGACTCCAGCGACTGCTTGAGCGCAGCAGACACGATGTACACCTTGGACCCGGACGGCGACTCGATCAGCGACAGCGCCCAGGCAAGCGCGGCCGCAAACGTCGTCTTGATGTTTTTCCGGGGTACAAAGATAAACGCCTCCTTAAACCGGCGCTCGTCTGTGCCGGCAAGGTAAAAGCCAAGGAGGTTGTACACGCAAAACTTGTGATACGGCAGGAGCAAAAACGGCTGTCCGCGGAGTGGAGTGGCGTCCAGCCGCTGCCCCTGCTGGTGGCACAGCATGGTCTCGATCAGCTCGATCGCGCACTCCGCCTCGGCCGGCCGAAAGCCCCAGCGCGGATCGTCAAGATCCGCGAGAAAGCGCTCGCACGCCTGCCGGATGTCCGGGCAGGCGAGGATTGTGCCGTCCAGGCAGCCGGTGACGTAGTCCCAGACCGCCTGTGCATTGTGATGGTCGCCGAGCTTTGCCCGGAGGCTGCCCATGTCGTGCTGCGTCATTTGCCCGCCCTCTCTCGTGCCTGCGCCAGCGCCCGCTCCAATGCGGACGGACCGGAGGGCGGCGCCTTTGCGTTGCCCAGCACCCGGCGCTGGCCGGTCGGCGTCAGGCCAAGCTGCGCCGAGATGTCGACGATCTGCCCTCGCAGCCCCTCGACCACGGAGTAGTACGGATCTTTTACCGCGTTGGTCGCTCCGCTTTTGTTGGTGTACTCGGTCACAAACTCGCCGCCGTTCGCGCGCCAGTCGCGCTCGGCCTTTGCAAGCTCCGTCTGGATGCGGGCGAGCGTCTTGATGATCGGCTCAAACGCCTGGTTGTAAGTCCCAGCGAGCCGCATGTTCTCGCGGATCGCATCCTCGCGCTTGCTCATGTCTCACGCTCCTTTTGTGTCCAATTCGGACACGGTTCCTGCCACGTTTTTGGCCGGGATTGATTCGTTTTTGCGAAAAAATCGCAGGGCCGCAAAAATGCCGCCTCCAAGGTTCCCGCGCGTGCGCCCGGTTGCTTTGTTCCCGCGCGATCCCCCCGCGCCGGAAACCCGGCGCGGTTGGAAAGAGTCCCCCCCGCCGGTCCCCGGATGGTAAGCGCTGGAGGTCACGAGAGGGGGGGCTTGCGGCGTTCGGCGCGCTGTCGCCACTGCTCACCCAGCGGCGTGAGCTGCTCGCTGTTGCGGTCGTGCATCGCATCGTGGCAGCGCGAGCAAAGGCTGACAAGATTCCAGGCCGCCCAGGCATAGCCTGGATAGCGCCCGGCCGGAAAACAGTGATGCACGGTCGTCGCCGCGCGGTGCTTGCCGTATCGCAGGCACTGCTGGCACAGGTAGTCATCGCGGCGCAGGATGCGGGCGCGCAGCGGCGGCCAGCGCTTGTCTGCGTAGATACCGGTCGCCATAACGGGCTATCACCTCCGAGACGCCCGGCGATCTGCGCAAAATAAAAAACGCCCGAGCGACTGACACACATTGCTGCGTAATCAGATCGCTCAGGCGTTATCGCTCAGGCGTATGCGGTTGTAGTCGACGATCGTCGTCCGTCTGCACCGGTGGCAGTACAGCGGGAAGTTGAGCACCACCGTGTCCGGCAGGATGACGACGCGCGTCACTGCTTGGCACACTGGGCACACGGCCCGGTTGCCTTGCACTATCATTTTACTGCTTTTGCAATCCTTTTGCAAGTAAATCCCTCCAATTTGTTTGGGCTGCGTCTAAAGATATACACAACCCCAAGACAGATAATATAGGCGTCTACTCCTTGCGTGCTCGGCGCTCCGGCAGCAGATACACTATATAATCATAGCAGCCAAACTCGTTTTGCTTATGGTCCGTGTCCAGTATGTACGCGCCCGGCGGCGCGGTGACCGTGACCGACTCGTCCACCATCTCGGACTCCTCGACCGGCTTGCGCAGGTTGCGGCTGGCGTTCCAACCGCGGTCGCCGACCGCGGTGGCCGGCGCGTCCGGGTTACGCTCGTGGAGCAGGTACTGCGCCAGCTCCAAAAAATCATCATGCACATACATCTCCGTCTCGCCGATTGGCAGGATCTCGACGTTGTCGCCGTTTGGCCACAGCGCGCGGATGGTGTCGTAGTCTCCCGCGCCCGTCGCACTGATGATCAGATGGTGGTGCAGTCTCCGGCTGCCATCGCTTTGCAGCTCCTGCGTTACATACACGTAGCGCAGCTCCTTGCCGGCCCGCCGGTACTGCCGGCGCATCCGGTCGAAAAATGCAGCGACCTGCTTTTTCGCGGCCTTGCGGTTTGGAGGCAGGTGCTCGTCGTCGTAGGTCAGCGTCACATACAGGTCGCGGCGCGTAAAGTTGGCCGCGAGCTGCATCTGCAGTTTTTGGTACGCAAAGCGGTAGTTAAGCTTTTTCCGCGCTGCCGATGAGCACTTGGCTTTTTCGGCGCGCGCCCTCGGCGCGTCCGTTGACAGCGCCTGCGTATAGCAGACAGCGCGCACAAGCCGCCCGGCAGTCTGCTTTTTAAGTCGTTTTGTTTTTGCCATGTGCCCCCCTAAAACAGTGACATTTGCGCGGTGTGCCGCGCGAAGCGCTGCTCCTGCAGGTCAAAATAGGTTTTGTCGATCTCGAAGCCGACAAAGTCAAAGCCGAGATGATATGCCGCGATCCGGCTGCTGCCGATGCCGAGATGCGTGTCAAGGATCCTGTCGCCCGGCTGTGCGAACTTGGCCAACAGCCACTCATAGAGCTCGATCGGCTTTTGCGTCGGGTGGAATCTGTCCTCTCGCCCAGAGCCGCCGGACGAAAAGCACTCGTGCATGGCGGCGTTGCGGTTGAGTGACGTCCACGC